GTGCAGGAAAAGCCCAGAACGCCATCAAGCGGGACATCGGCCTGCGCCTCCTCCATCGCATCACCCACCAGCGCGGCCAGATTGAGCGCCCCCTCGTCGCAGAAGATTTCGAAATTGAGGCTGGGAATGCGATTGCCGAATTCGCCCAGTTGCAGATCCTCAAACACCACATAGGCCGTGCCGCGAAAGGCCGGGCAAGTGTCGACCCCCAGCAGCGAGGCCATCAGCAGGTCGGCTGCCTGATCGTCGGTCCCGGCATGGATGCGCAGGGTTCCCCCCACCTTCATGTCGCCCGACGATCCGCGCAGCAATTTGCCATCGGCCCAGATCCGGCCAACGCCCATGATCGGGCGGCTGGCCAGCGCCACCGCGAAGGAGGACGAATAGCTGTAGGTCGTGGTCGAGGGCTGGCCCTTGCCGCCGCCGCCGCTGGCGGCATGTTCGCTCAGGTCCGTGGCCCAGATGATCGTGCCGCCCACGCGCATCCGGCCATAATGGCGCGGCAGCGCGGCGCCATAGGTCGAGGTCGTGACGCTCATGTCCTGCAGACGCGCGCCCTGACGCTTGCTGGATGTGCCAAAAATCGCCCCGTCGATCTGGCTCCCGGCCAGCGCGCCCAGCGCGCCGCCCAGCGGCCCGCCAAAGGCGGTGCCAATCGCGGTGAACAAGAGAGTTGCCATGGTCTGGTTCCTTAAAGCTTGGGGTCAAGGCGCCAATGTTCGACCATCACGCCATCGGGCATGACGGGGCAGAGCAGCACCTGACGCTGGCCCGCATGGGCATGGACAAAGGCGCCGCGCGAAACGGCGATGGCAAAATGCAGCGTGGCGGCCCCCATGCGCAGCAGGACGACATCGCCGGGCAGGACCGCGCCATCCACGGCGCGAAACCCCCAGCGCCCGGCCAGAGCGATCGCCCGCGCCGGATTGGTATTGCGCCATGCGTAATCCTTGGGGAAATCGCCTGGCAGCCCGATATCGCGCAGCGCGGCGGCAATCACCCCCAGACAATCGAGCCCATGCTCGCGGTGGCGCCCATGCAGGCGAAAGCGCGTGCCGACCAGATTCTCCGCCGCAAGGGCCAGATCCTGCGCAGCCGTCATCCCGCCACGCCATAGCGCACCACCAGATCATTGCCCGGCAGGAAGGGCTCGCCGCGAAAGTTGACGGCATTGGCGAAACGCTCGGCGCATGTGGCCAGCGTGTGATCGCAGCCTTCGCGCAAACTCACGCGCAAGCCGCTGGTCAGCGCCTGATCGAGCGGATAGTCGAGCATCAGGAAACTGCCCGAGCGCCCGATGATCGTCATGCCCAGCCCCGCATAAGGCCCCTCGATCCAGCGCAAATGCCCGCCCAGCAACAGGCCGGGATCGAGCGTTGTGGCCAGATGGATCAGATTGCTGTCCAGATCATGCGCCAGCAGCGTGGCCTCGTGGCTGAAGCGCGCGGGCGAGAGAGCGCATTCCCGGCCACAGAATTCGGCGCGGCAGGTCGGGCTGGTGCGCGGGATGGGATCGCGGGCCAATTCGGCCTTGCTCGATTCCAGTTGCGCGACAAAACCCTGCATTTCCTGACTGACCGTGCCGATGGCGCCGCGATAGAGGGGTTGATGCTCCATCGCCTCCCAATCGACGAGGCCCACCACCACCAGCGCGCCGTCAAACCGGCCCGCTTGCAGGTCAAAGCTGCGAATCGCCTCATGGCTGATGGCGCCGGTGATTTCAGCCGAATCGGCATCGAGGCCCGCTGTCCGCCGGATCGCGGCAGGCATCATGCCGGGCGCCGCACTGTGCAACACATCGTCAAACCACAGGTCGCGATCATGGGTGGTAAAGCCCAAAGTCACCCCATCGCGCCGCAGGATGCGCCAGTAGGTCGCGACGGTTTCGAGTTCCTGCGCAAACCACACCCGGCTCATACCGCCTCCCGCACTTCGATCAGCGGCACCGAGGGCGCCTCGCCCGCCAGAAAGGTCAGGCCTGAGACATCGAGGCGATCCTGCTCAAAACGCACCGGCACGTCGAACAAGAACCCCGCACGGATGACGGCCCCGGCGGCGGGGGGCGCGGTGAACTGGACCACGCCCAAGGCCCCCAGCGTCCAGCCGGACGCCAGCGGCACGCCATTGACGCTGACCAGCACCGAGCCGCTGCGCGGGCGGGTGATGCGCCGGATCTGGGCGTCCTCCTCCTCGCCATAGCGTTTGATGAGCGGGAAGCTGCTGAGCGAGCCATCGCCGGTGCCCAATGTCTGATCGCTGGCCGAGGGTGTGCCGGTCATGCCATGCGAGCTGAAATCGCTGGGGTCGCCCAGCCGGAAGGCGCGCGCCGGCCCGCGTCTGGCCCGGAAGAAGCTGAGCAAGCCGCCCAGATCGGCCTCCGAACGAATGCCCGGCCCGACGTCAAAGCTCAGTCTGGCATCGCTCCACAGGCTGTTGCGGCGTTCAAAACCGGAGGCTGTGGTGGTCACGCTGGTCGAAAAGGCGGGGCTGACCTTGGTATCCAGCCCCAGGGGCAGCGGATAGGCCACATCGTCAAAAGCGTTCATGTCGTTGCTATCCTCGGCAAATGGCGGGGCGGCAGGGGGCAGGGCAACAAAGCCATCGCGGCAGACCTGCGGCAGGGCCCAGACGAAAATCTCATGCGCGTCGCGGCTGCGGGCCTCGGCAATGCCCTGGTCTATCAGGCGCCATTGGTCGGTCTGGCTGGGCAAGAGAACGAAACCGGCCAGATAATCCTGCTGTTCAGGCGAGTAGCCCAGCCGGTCATTGACCAGTTGATAGGCCGCATAACGCCGCGCCTCGGCGCCCGCGGTCAGCCAGTCATAATCCTCGACCTGAAGCCGGTCGAAAGCGGGGGTGGCCCAGCCGATGGGCATATTGGCGCGCTTCGCCTCGGGCGTTGCCGGGTCCAGCACGGTTGGCACGAAGGTCAAAAGCAGCGTCTCGCAAGGAACATCCGCCGCCGCCGCCACGCCGCGCGCCGCCTCGGCCAGCGCGATGGTCGAGGCCGCCAGCAATGCCCCCGCCTGATCCAGCAGCGCGGTTTGCGCCGAGCCAAGGCTGGCGCGCAGATCGGGGATCGCCACCGGATCGCCGCCAAACGCCGCCCGCGCCGCATCGTCATAGAGGCAGATCCGGCCATCGCCCATCACCCACCACCATGGCTCGCCGACCTGAAAGCGGACATCGCATCCGGCGTCCACCAGCATTTGCGCAAAGGCGGCGGCCACATCCTGCTGCCACGCCATTGCGGCGCCATTGGCCGGAGACATCAGCGCCGATGGCGGCGACCAGCCCGTCAGCGCCGGATCGCCATTGCCCGCCCGCTGCTGCCACGCCGAGGGGCAATGCGAAGCCAGCACTTCATAGGACAGCGAGGCGATGGGCGAATAGCCCAGCGCATGGCATGCGGCGAAAAATTCGCCATGCCATGCGCGCGCCGGGGAGCACAAAGGATCGGCGGAGAGCCCGACCAGAAAGCCATCACCCGATGCCGTGAGCTGGAAAAAATGGCTCATCCCGACATAGTGCAGAATGCTGCCCCGATAGCCGAGTTGGCGGATCGAGCGCAGCAGACGGGCCGGGGTCTGGTTGAAGCTGTCGTCATAGGCCGTCGCCATCGCCAGCCCATGGGGCGGCACAAAGACATTGCCGATTTTCAGCATCGCCTTCTGGCCGCTGGCGCGAATATCGGTCAGTTCAGCCCAAGCATCGGTGCTGGCCGTCAGCGGCGCGGTCGATCCACCGACATAGGCGGTGGGCACCAGCGAGATGAACATGCGGTCAATGTCGCCGGGATGGATCGGCGTATCGGGCGTCCATCCGCTCATGATCTCGGAAAAGTTCAGCGTGATCTGCGCGTCCTCGGCGCTGCCGCTGGCATAGTTCCACAGGCGGACATACCATGTATGCGCCGCGCCCGTGGCATCGCGACCTTCGATGGTCAGCGTCGGCCCATTGACCTGATCCAGCGGGATCAACCCGCCCGAGCGCCAGCGAAAGGACAGCACCGTGCCCGAATAATCGCGGCCCGTGGCATAGGCCAGCAGCGGATGGTCGAGCGTATCGGCGCTCTCCCAGATCAGCCCGGCCAGATCGCCCTGCGTCAGAAAGCAGGCGTCCAGCCGCAGGGCATCGGGCGCGGGCGTGGTGAGCGCGGCCATCATCGGGCGCGGAAAATTCACCGTCCAGAAGCGCGGGTCGAAGCGCTGAATCCAGTCGGTTTCCTGTCCCTCGCGGGTGGAGGCGAGCCAGAAGGTCATGGGAGTATCTCCTTCTCAGGCTTGGGTGATGGCGCGGCGCACAGCGCTGGCGACCTGTCGGCTGGAGCGTTGCATCGCGGCGGGGGCATCGCTGGCCCCGCCATTAAACTGGATCGAAACGCGCACATCACGCGCCCCAGCGTTGAGCGCGCCATTCGACGCGACCGATCCCGCCGAGGTTGGCACGAACAATTCCGGCCCGCGTTCGCCCACCAGATAGGCTTGCCCCGGCGAAACCGGCCCGCCGGTCGCCCGGCCCGGCAGGCCAAGGATCGAGCCGAGCAGCGAGGAGATGCCCGATGTCATGCCCGAACTGCTCTCCAGCCCCAAGGCGCTGCTCAGCAGGCTGGTCGAGGCGCTGGCGGCAATATCGGCCAATGCCTTGAGCGCGGTGGTCCGCAGGTCGCCAAAGCCGGTGCTGCCGCGTTTGAGCGCCTGGGTCAGCGCATTGTCCAGCGCCGAACCGGCTTGGGTAAAGCCGGGCAGCAGGGTGGTGTCAAAGCCGCTGCGCATCGCGGCAATGTCCTGCGCAAAGCCTTGCGTGCTGGCGCGCACGTCGATCAGCAGGCTCTGGACATCGCCGGAACTGGAAGTGTTAGCCATGGTCGCGCTCCATCAAGCGGTTCATTTCATCGCGGGTCAGCGGCGAGGCGGCGTTGGTTTCGGGGGCCAGAATGGCGGCCAGTTCGGCAGGGGTGGCGGCCCAGAACTCATCCGGTCGCCACCCCAGCAGCCGCGCCGCCAGAGCGGAAAGCCGCCGGGCTCCCTCGCCGAACATCACCCTTCGCCTTGCAGGATTTGCCCCAGCAGACAGCGCAATTGCGGCGAGATCCCCGCCAGCCCCTGCGCCACCACCGCCTCGCCCAGTTGCTCGCGGGTCAGCCCCTCGCGCCGGGCAAGGCAATGCCAGAACAGGCCGATCAACTCGCC